GGATTACCAGACGCCGCCGCAGCCTCCTGCTCACTGTGCGGATCGTCAATAATCAACAAATCGGCACCCTTACCAGTAACAGTACCCCCTACACCGATAGCAAAGTACTCTCCATTCTTATTAGTAGCCCACCGGCCAGCAGCTTTACTGTCTTGTCTCAACTTAACCCCTGGAAACACAGTCGCATACTGCTCAGAATCCACCAAGTTCCTAACCTTACGGCCAAAGTTAACCGCCAGATCTCCCGTATTCGATGCCTGAATTACCTTTTTATCTGGAAATTTACCCAGAAACCAACTGGGCAGTAAGTACGAGGCAAATTCACTCTTAGTATGTCTCGGCGGCATATTAATAATCACCCGCTTCATCTCTCCCTTGGCAATAGCTTCGAATTTTTTTGCCATCAGGGCGTGGTGTCTACCGTGCACAAAGCCCGGCCACATCATTCTCACGTAATCCATGAAATTACTCTGAGCTTTCTCCCTCTCTACAGCCGCTTGGTATACCTTTACCTCATCCAATAACTTATCGTACAAAGCCGGATCTAGCCCATCTAACAACTTATCAAGATCATCCATGGGATTCACTACGTTCATCATTCGATATCCCTAAAGTTAATGTACACAGGACGAATACTCCTCCGGCCAGCCACTCTCTTTACTACTCCCAACTTAACCAATCTATCCACAATATCCTTCGTATTCCCAATACCTGTTTTTCCACGCACATCCGCAATCTGCCGCAAAGTTGGCGAACACCCATACTTCTTCCACCACTCATCCACAATGATAAATACATCCTTTTGAACGGGGCTCATACTCTTCTCCATGCACTCTTCATAACTCATCTCCCGCCGTCTTATCATTTCACGATTGATAACTATATGTTTCATATTTGCTTGGTAATATTACCATCCAAAATTTTTATATACCCCACCCCTATTTCGCTACAAAAGATGACGGGGGGTCTTTCCAAAAGTCATCATCCGGATTTTCTTGGGACACTTCGAGTGGAATACTATGTAGGTCAGAGGGGGGACTCCTACTTGGCATTTCGGGGGGTGGGGGGTCGCCCTCAGCAGCCTGGACGATCGCCAACGGGGGCGGCGCCAACTCCTGTAACAGAGAATCGGCGTCTTTGACTGATACATCCGTTACAGTGCCATGCACTAGAGTGCGGAGCTTACTCAGTAGCTGAGCCCTTGCGTCTGTACTTGATGTGATGGTCGTGATCTCTTTGCGCTCAGTGAATGCCGCCACTTCGGTAACAGTGCCGAGTACCTTAGCCGCCGCCGTAATCTGACCGGCTTTGCTCTCCGGATCTGTGATCACCTTTACGAGGGAATGAATGACGAGGGAGCGCAAGTGTTCGGGAGTATGGTATGCCTTCGCACTTTCAGCCAGTTGAATAGCTTCTATCTCCCTTGCTATTCCTTTATGCTTTTTTAGCATAGATGCGTTATTGCCAACTGTCTTCGCTCTGGTGGTCTTAACGTCATAGGCCTTACGCATTGCACCGGCTCCGGTTTCCCCTTGTGCTACCAAACGGGCAAAGGTTTTTTGCTTGTGTGTGAGCTTTCCCTTTACACCGAGTATTTGATCTATTGGCACCTGTTCAAGTGCTTCCCTTACTTGAGCCCTTTTCATACTGTTTCGCTCCGCTTTATTGAATGCCGCCCATCATACAGAACAAAGCCGGAACTGTCACCAATGCGACAACCTGGCGGGTTCACATATGGTATGCGAGCCGGTTTTGCCTCTGAAAATTGATTGTTTTTGATGTGCTGCAGCCTGTCACCTAAGTGACTGACAGACCTATTGACAACTGTCAGCATTGCCTTCTGTAGTACCCCATTAACGAAACAAAGGAAACCGCCACATGAAAGAATCAGCCCTTATTAGACAAGCCCGCCGTGAACTTGCCCAATGCGAAAAGGATATAAACGCCGGCATTCACAGAGAGGTTAAAGGTGCTGAATTGAGCCGCCGCCGTGCTTTGATTGCACACGAAAAAACCCGCCCTCTTTTCCTGATAGCGTGCTCCGGCTCGAAGCTGGACAAGCCCGCCAAAGCCCGAGATTTGTATCAGGGACAAGCTTTTAAATTTGCCATGGAAGCCGCCGCCCGAGCCGGTGCCGATGTGATCATTCTCTCCGCCTTGCATGGTGCCGTTGATCCGGACGCCGTCCTAAACCCCTATAACGTCACACTGTCAGACATGACCCAAGCCGACCGCCAAGCTTGGGCGCAACGCACCGCCGCCGAGCTTGAGCCGTATCAGGGACGAGCCGTCACAGTGCTAGCCGGTGCCAACTATGCAGCCGCTTGCACAGACCTAGACGCCGCCTATCCGCTCGCCGGCCTCGGGATCGGTCAGCAGCTTGCCGTTTTAAAGAATTACAAAAAGAAGCCGGAGCCCGCCGGACAAATTCAACAATTAGCCCTTGAACTTAACTGAAAGAAACCACCATGACAAACAATGAAATCATTCTCTCGATGTATCGGAACCATTACGCCACTTGGGAAATTCTCGCCCACATGATGATTCGAGAAGTGAGACGCCCCGAGGCTATTCGAGCCATTACAAAAGCCCTCCGCCTAAAGCCGGACGAAGTGACCGCCATGCTCGATTCATTCGAAAACAACATTTAAGGAAAAACCATGCAATCAAATATTTTCAACATCAAAGACAACTTGCGCCACTTTGGGTTTCATTACGTCCTATGGGCGGAAGGCCTAAGCATTCGAACCCTTTACAACCTATGGATTGCCGCCGGAATGATCCGCCACGAATCAAAAACCAACTGAAAGAACCACCATGAAAAACCTTCCAAAGTCACTACACACAATCACCGCTTGGGTGAATGTAGCCCGCTTTTTAGCAAAGCAAAACGGACTCTCACCCAATAACGCCGCCCATGCAGCCGCCCACGTTTTGAGACTTGATGAAATGACCGACACCCACGAATTAAGAGCCGCCGTAATTAAACAACTTGAAAGAGCCTAAACCATGACCTCCCTCAGAGACTTAAACCAAATGATCAACGCCGAAATTTTCACACCCGACGACCTGACTTATGCCGTTGACACCCTCGCCGACATTCGAGCCCAAATAGCCGAATTGAAAGCCCGAGAAGATACCTTCAAAGCCGTTTTGATTGCCGCCGGTCACGCTGCAGTGGACGGAACCACCCACAGAGCCGCCGTCATTCAAGAGCAACGCACTTCGACCGACTGGCAAGCAATTGCCACAAAATTAAACGCAAGCCGCCAACTGATAACCGCCCACACATCGACCGGTGAACCCTTCTACAAAATCAGAATTTCAGCCCGAAAGGTCACATCATGAAAATCACGATACAGGTTAAAACGATATACGGAAATCAGGTAATTTATCCAAAGGACGAAACCGCTCAGGCCTTCGCCCGAATTGCCGGCACTAAAACCCTCACCCTCGAAGCCCTCCGCCTGATTCAGGCTTTGGGTTACGAAATCAACGAACACAAAGAAAGCTTCAAATTATGAAAACCCGAGACTTGAATTTTTACACCGACCCCTCTCATGGATGGCTTGAAGTGAAACGCTCAGACCTTATCGCTTTGGGGATTGAAAACCAAATTAGCCGTTATTCATACGAACAGGGCGCAAGGGTCTACCTTGAAGAAGACAACGACATGAGCCGCTTTATGGAAGCCGCAGCAGCCGCCGGATGGACAATTAAAACCGCCGACTTTCACAATGACGATCAAAGCTTTATCCGGCTTTTAAAGGGTTACCAATCGACCGCCGCCAGCCGCCAATCTATCGCCGCTTTTTACGATAACAACCCTAATTTAACCCTCGCCGATTTGTCCCGCTTTACCGGTCAATCGGTGCCCACCCTCAAGAAATTTTTAATGGAGCGCAAATAATGAACCCCTTAGGATATATCGCTTATGAGGGAAAAAGCGTCATTGATAAAAGCCCAATTGTCGTAATCGTGACCGCCCTCAATAGCAGTGCAAACAGTAAAACCGGCAATATGGTACAGACCTTTATTATCCGGTCGGACGTTGACCCAGTGACCGCCGCCCAAACAGGGCAAGATTTTGCAATCTGCGGAGCTTGCCGGCACCGACCAAAGGCC